GTTAAAAAGCGCTCTCTATAAGTTCTTCAACCCTGAAGGGTACCCCTTAGTAACATCTTATGACCAGATCTTCCATTACGGGAGAACTGGCCCAGGTGCTGCGATTGGGGCAAAGGGAGGTGACTTCTATACAAAGATGTTCGCCTCCCCTCTTAGCTGTACTCGTCAAGGCCTGTACAAAATGTACAGGAACTACATTAAAAACTTTCCTGAGTGGACCAATGCTGAAAATATCAGACAGGCCCATTTCGGTGAAGCTCATGTAGTTTCAGGTAGTCGCTTTAGTTTTGTTCCGAAGAACGACCAAATCTCTCGTACGATTTGTGTTGAACCTAGTCTGAACATGTTTGCTCAGTTAGGTCTCGGCCATATCATCGAAAAAAGGTTGTTAGACGCATATGGAATATCCATGTCTACTCAGCCTTATAAGAACAGAGAGTTAGCCAGACGCGGGAGCCTTGGTCTAGGGTTTGTCACTTGTGACTTATCCTCGGCCTCGGACTCTTTATCTCTTCGTATGCTGAAAGAAGTTCTACCGCATGATATTTATAATACCTTGCGATATCTTCGATCAGATACAACTGAGATTCCTGGTCTGGGTACTACTGAGTTACATATGGTCAGTACGATGGGGAATGGTTTTACCTTTCCTCTTCAGACTGTATTGTTCTCAGCGGTTGTCGTGGCTGCTGCGAGGGCGCGTGACATTGAGTTACGTTTTCCTCGTGGGCAGGACTTTGGGACCTGGGGTGTGTTTGGAGATGATATCATCTGTCCAGAAAAAATCTGGCCGGATGTAAATCGTCTTCTAGCACTCCTTGGTTTCAAGGTCAACCACGATAAGACCTTTGTAGAAGGTCCGTTCCGTGAATCTTGCGGAGCCGACTATCATGTCGGAGTCAACGTTCGGGGTGTTTATGTAAAACGCCTCGAAAGTCAGCAAGACTTATGCTCTGTAGTTAACCAGCTTAATCTGTTCTCTACAAGAACAGGTGTTTTCCTACCTAAGACTTGCGCTGCTTTACTAACGAAAGTTAGATGGCAGCCTGTCCCTCGGTGGGAGAACTCAGATGCGGGTATCCACGTACCTCTCTCGATGGTTTCGGGATCGCTCTTGTTTTCTGAAAACGGGAGTGCTCTTTATAGGCGTTATGAACCTATAGGCCTTAAGGCCAGAATCCTCGAGTCTTCAGTCGTGGTTCCTCGATATGCTAAGCCGCGAATCTATAACCCTTCTGGGTTATTGATGAGCTTTCTGCAGGGATCGATTAACTCTTTCTCTATCGGGGTCAGGCAAGATCCCGTTAGATACAAGAGGAAACTAGGTGTTGCTCCCTACTGGGATGCGACACCGACGACC